CGCTGTTGCTCACAGGGTTGGCAGAAATTCACAGTAACGCCAAGATGTTTGGTGGTATAGATTCCACCTCATTCAAGATCAAATGGAAGCACATCGACAAACGCGGCAAGAAAATTGTTGCTTTGTTAGCATAAGAAAAGCCCTCTTCGGAGGGCTTTTTGCCGTCTGCGCAAAAACAATGATAAATAACTCCACATAAACAGGACTCCACATGAGCCAGCAAGACATTTTCAAAAAAGCAATCGCAGCAAAATTGGCTGGCGATGATGAAGGCTTCAAAGCCGCTATTTCCGAAGCAATCAAAGCGAAAACCAAACAAATGCTCAGCGAAAACCAATACAAAGGTAAAGGAGTTGAAATGGTTGGGGATGATTGGTTCCTAGTGTCTACTAAATTTGCTGTTCCGGAAGCGAATGAAGCTGGTATTCCAGCTGGATATTACACTGCATCATTCAAAGCTCGTGCTGACGGCTTAGATGACCACGCTACAGTCGAAGCTCTCGAGTTCCACCCAGGCGATGAAGACTCTGTAGCCGCTTCGTTTACTGGCGAGCAAGCTAATAAAATCGCAGCACAATATCTTCCACATAGTGCACTGTTGTTTGCTGATAGCTTCGTAGAGAAAGCGTACAACAGCCCTCAAGCTTCCCAACAACGTCAAAATGACTCGCGAGAAGACATGGCGGACGATCACCGTGACACCGTAGACGCTGCGTTCTAAGCTGTAACACCTCTCTTTCGTTGCTTTAAGTAAATACTCCCACAAACCACGTGGGAGTATTTATGTCCAAGACTGGGCCATACAACGACACTCCGTTTCAGATTGAACACGAAGGCCAAACAATTGACCTTACGTTCACTAAAACAACTCCAGACACCGCCACTATCAAATGGAACATTCCTGCTCCAGCGGTAGGTTGCGGCGATGATCAAGGCGCTTACAACGGAATCGTAATCACCATGGACGATAAGTCTGTGTTGAACGGCCAACGTCCCGTAAACGCGACATACTACACTGCCGACCCAACAGCAGACATCGAATTGCACGCAGGTGACAAGATCGGTGACGCTATTGTCGTGGGTGCATTCTACGATGACGACACTACCACTTCGCTGGACGTCTCTGACATCGTTCCAAACCGTCCATATTACTTCTCCGCATACGCTGTCGACAAACAAGGTCGCTATCATCGTGACGGCGTCCACGCATACTCGTTGGAATGGTCTAAAGAGAACAAAGATCGTGATTACCCTGGCTACCAGGAAGTTCGCGTACTAGGTCCAAATAACAAACAGGTCGACATTCGTACGATGATAGAGCCTGCAATAGGTACTCTGCAAAGTCAGTGGACTGGTCTGCCTATTGATAAGTCCTACACTCTATCAGCTCACACCAACAAACTTGCCACAACTGATATTGTGATCGACGGTGCAACTGCTCAGACGTACGGTGACTTCGTTAAGCAATTCAACGAGAAACTCGCTCTAGCAATCGCTCCATCTATGAATGCTGGCCCTCCAAATGTTGGTGCTCAGTATGTTGACGTTCCAAATAAACGTCTCTACACATGGAACGGCACAACTTACGATATCTCCCCAGTTATTTTTGATAGCGACTTCCCGAACAACATTCAGGATGACGACTATTGGTTCATGCCGTCCACTAATACACTGCAACAGCGAGTTCTCGGAGCTTGGGAACCACGTGCTTTCTACACGTACCACAAGCCTTTCAACTCTCTCGACGGCAGTGACTTCTGGATTAACGGCAACCAGGCTATGGCTTGGGAAGGCACTACATGGTGCTCACGTCCTCTCATCACTTCAGTAGTCGACCCTTCACTGTCTCTGACTCCATCAACTGGCGCATTCTGGTACAACACAGAAGACGGCATGATGTACATGTGGGATGATCAAGGTCTATGCTGGAAACCAGTTAATGTAATTTTCCACGCAACCGATCCAAATACAATGGAAGACGGCGCATTGTGGTATAATACTTCAACTCACGTTCTTTACGTCCGCACTGCAGGCGCATGGGTAAAATCAACTGCTTCAGATTCAACTCTTCCTCCACGCACACCAGCAGACGGAACAATTTGGGTCGATGTCGCGAATGACCTCGTCAAAAAGTACGATTTTGCTGCGAAAACCTGGACAAAAGCCGACGCAATCTACTGGGGTGCAGATCCAACCAACCGTAAGTCGTGTGACAAATGGTGGCAAGTAGTTGGGAACGTCAATAAGGTATTCGTCTGGGATTTTATTAACAGCGTCTGGGTAGAGAGTTTATCTTTCACCGAGTCAGCAGTCGATCCACGCGATCCGCAACTGCCTGTAAACCAGATCTGGAACCGTACAGACGGTCACTACTTCATTTGGGACGGCATGGAATGGACTGAGATCTCTGCTATTGAGATTGCTCACGATCCACGAGTTCCTGTTCTCGATGAAATTGTTCACGTTGGCGAAACTTGGATTAAATGGAACGGCACTTCATGGGCTCCAATGCTCGCCGACTCTAACCTCGTTGACCCATCAGCACTACCCGTTGGAACATACTGGTACGATACAACTGCACGCCAACTGAAACAATTCAACGGCCTAACTTGGAATGCTGTCCAGTTCTCTCTGCGTCCACAGGTTCCAGTTGTAGGCACCCAGTACTTTGACACAATCGACAACAAGCTGAAGGAATGGAAATCTGGTAAGTGGGTAGATGCCGCATTGCCGCTTCGAGCGACAATCAACGAACTTAACAACTTGATGTTCATTGCACAAGATACTGGCTCCGCTTCATGTGTTGCGGTCGAGTTCATGCAGGACTACCGAGATGTTGCGAAGCCATGGTTCTTTATCCAAGCAGCAGTTCCTGGTTCAGATGCTGTCTCTAACATCCCATCCTACAAGCAAATAGGTGTAGGTACAGATGGTTCTGTGGACGAGCGTCGTGAAGTCATCAACGCAATCTTGACCGACCTCGGTATGGGCTCTGTTTCAGTGGAATTGACTAAAGCTGCCCTAGATCGTTGTGTAGATTCTGCACTTGAGACACTTCGTCAAAAATCTTCGGCATCTGTTAAACGTGGTTTCATGTTCATGGAAATCCAAGAAGAGAAACAGTCTTACGTTTTGTCTAGCAAGCGCAGCGATTACGATAAAATCGTCAACGTCAACGCAGTGTACCGTGTACGTGGCGGTCGTCTTGGAGCAAATAACTACAACGACCCATTCGCCTCGTCGATGATGCAACAGCTATACTTTGCCGGATCGTTCGATCTGTTGAGCTACCACTTGTTGAGTTCATATAACTCACTGCTGAACGAACTGTTCGCGAATAACCTGATGTTTACATGGCACGAATATTCGAGAACCCTGATGCTGCATCAATATATGCGTTCCCACGAACGTGTACTTCTCGATGTTATGGTTGAGCGCACTGAACAAGACATGCTAGTCGATCGCTACACTCGTCCTTGGCTCATCAAGTTCGCTACTGCGAAAGCAATGATGGTTCTCGCTGAGATTCGCGGTAAGTACGGTTCACTTCCGGGCGCTGGCGGCGGTGTTACGTTGAATGCTTCAGATCTTCGTGGCCAAGCTACGGAATACTTCGAACAATGTGTAGACGATATCGACAACTTTATTGTTAACTCGGTCGAAGATGTTGGTCTCAACTCAGGAATCATGCTAGGATAATTATGAGCGACTGCAAAGAATGGTCGTTTATCGAATACGTGAAGAACTCAAAGCCGTCTTGCGACGGGTTTGAGCTTCCTGTTAGCGATAGCGAAACAATTAGTGACTATGTCACAGAACATCTAAACATCGCAGCAGCGAAGATCAACGTCTTCAAGCTGCTCGGTGTTCACGAACAAGGCCAACTCCAGGATCTAACTGGTAATGGAGTTGCGATTTCAGGTGGAGACGGAAACGCCCACCCTGCATTTGCAGCGTTCAATAAACTCTGCGGAGAATGGCGTTCAAAACAACGTGGAGCTGATGTAGTTAAGTCGGCATTCATTGGTTACGACTTTGGACCTCTTCGCGATGACCGCACAAATAAGACATATTATGCGGTTGAGACGTACGATCACGTTCATATTGCAACTCTACGAATTCAACAAGGAGCTGACCCAGCTCATCGTGCAAGCAAAATTCGTGTAGAACGTAGCTTGGACGGCATGAAGTGGTACGGTGTTCAAATTGTTACGTTGGCCGATAATACTGACCTGCAAACAATCCACTTCAAAGGTAGTGCTCCGAGCAGATACTGGAGATTGCGCCCAACTGAATTCAAAGGCGGTGAGAATGCTTGGTGGGCCGTGTCACGTATTGAAATGCACGACTATGAACAAACATCTTTAACCAACATCCAAGGTAATGGTGTGTTTGAGGAAGTTCGTGACCGTGACTATGCCGAGAACTCTCAACAACTGAAGATGTATTATGACCTTGTAGATCGTAGTTCGAATAACTCTCAGTTTGCGTTCACGGTCGATAATGGCGAGATGACTTTCCAAGTGTCGTTCAAAGAATCCGTTGCAATTCTAGGCCGCCCAATTGTTGTCGGTGATATTTTTGAGATTCCTTCGGAGATGCAATACACCACAGCACTTGTAGGAGTCGCCAAATACGTAGAGGTCACTGACGTTGCCTGGTCCGCTGAAGGTTATACGCCATCGTGGGTTCCAACAATTCAGAAAATCACTGCTGCTCCGATGCTCGCAAGCCAAGAAACAAAGGACATTGTAGACTACATTAAGAAACAACAAGATGGAACTGGTTTCATTGACGTTGAAAGCAATCAGGTTATCGACTACAAAGATGTAACAGCTCGTCAACAAGCTGCCGCTGATGCATATGTACCTGAACGTGGAGCAGATACTCACAAGTTCCATACATTCACACAAGAAGAAATCGACGAAGCTGCTTCCCAAGGTGTAGACGTCAATAAACTGAACGTCAAGAGCCGTGCACTGTACATTGAAGATGGCATGCCACCTAACGATGCTCCATATACTGAAGGCCCAGCATTTCCAAACAATCCACGAGATGGTGATTACCACCGTCTAACGTACGAAGGGTACGATACACGCATTCCTGTACGTCTGCACAAATATTCTGGCGCTAAGAATCGTTGGTTGTACTATGAAACTGACCGTCGTCAACAATATAATGTGCTGAAACCAAGCATTCAAGAACTTATTGAATCGCAATACCGTGCACCAACAGCGAAAGTACTAAAATGAGCAAAGATCAAAACACAATTCGTGAACATTTCTACGATGCACAGGTAGAACGCTACCTAACACAGTTTATGCACATCTTTAGTGGTCTGCAAATCAAGACTGGTAAGCGTGGAGACGGTCAAACGACAATGATGGACGTGCCAATCGTATATGGTTCTCGTGATCGCGTCGCCGGTGCAATGCGTTCTAACAATACACAGAACGCTCTTCTGCAAGTTCCCATTATGAGCTGCTACTTGAAAGAGTTACAGTTCGATTGGGACCGAAATACCGGTGCCAACACCTATCGTGACACTCCATATATGGAACAAGGTGGCATTTACCCGCAAGATGTGAAGTCGATTCACCAATCTAAGCCAATTCCATACACAATGCAGGTCGAAGTTCTGTTGTATACATCGAACCAAGATCAACATATGCAGATTCTAGAGCAGTTAATGATCTATTTTAACCCATCTCTTGAAATCCAGACATCTGATGCATCGCACGATTGGACTAAGATTGTGTCCGTGACACTACTTGACTTGAATTTCAATGAGAATTATCCGTCGGAGACTCAAGGACGCGTTATCCAGACTGCATTGCAATTCAAAGTTCCGGTATGGATTTCAGCACCCACTACAATTCGTAACAACCTCGTCAAAGACATCTACATGCGTCTTCATACAGGTACATTCGAAGACTTCTTGCTTGAGACGCTGACTGCTGGCAATGAAAGTGAATACGAACTGATTGCAACTGCAGGGAGCTTGTCAACAGATGGCCAAGGCTAAGAAACCAGCCCGTCCAAAAATCACTGCTGGACACGTAGAACGGACTCTACGTCAGCATCTTGATTGGAAGGTGAACAAACTGATCCCAGAAGCGAATATTCCCTACTGCAAAAAGGTGTACTCTTCGTACAGAGCTGATTACATCTCAATTAGTGGAAGTGGATACGCTACGGAATATGAAGTGAAAGTATCGATGTCAGATTGGAAAGCTGACCTCAAGAAAGGCAAGTGGGGCAACATGCCTGATTGGATCTCAAAGTTTATCTACATCGTTCCTGAACATCTTGGAGTTCCTGACTGGGTTCCAGCTGAAGCAGGAATTTGGCACATTTGCCGACGTGGAGATACGCAACAACTGTATATCAAGGTTATTCGTGCTCCAAAACGAATCGGTAAAGCCAAAGTGCCGATCGAAACGGTAGATAATTGGATGACTAACTTCTACTACCGCTATTGGAACGCCAGAAATACGAGAGATAAGTCGCTACCTGCGTTATAAGTGGCCAATAAGTGGGTTCCCCAGATAAATAATCAGACACAACTCCTATCTGAGGAAACAACAACATGGCAACTCTAGTAAGCCCAGGTACAGTAGTACCTGTTACTGACGAAAGTATGTTCATTCCTGCTTCCGCTAGCACTGTCCCACTGTTGTTCGTTGCTACTGGCAGCGAAAAACTTCAAACTGATGGAACAGCGGCGGCAGGGACTTACGAGCATGACATCGTTCGTACTGTAACTTCAATTACACAAAGCATGAAACTCTATGGCGTTCCAAGCTTCCTACTTGACGCAAACAGCAACCCTCACCACGGCGACTGCCGTAACGAATACGGTCTGCTGGCTCTGAACCAATATCTCGGTATTGGTAACCAAGCATACGTTGTCCGTGCAAACGTGAACTTGAATGACGACCGCGACTCCATCCTTGCGATGTGGGATGCAAAGATTCGTAAATCTACAGCTCCTGTTGGCGCTGCATACGCACTCGAAGGTCTGGTTACTACATTCCTGAAAGAATACAACACTGAAAACGGTCTGATCCCATCAGACGCAAACTACAAAGTCACCGTTAACCAATCAGAAGTTCAGTCTCTGATGGAAAGCGCTCTGAACGTAACGTTTGGCATCCGTGTAAATGGTAACGCAATCTGGTTTGACGAAGCTACCTTCGCTAAACTGCGTCCAGTTCTGCTGTCTAACCTAACTTCTGCTCCTCTGAAAGTGTATGCTGATGGTTTCGACCAAGCGCCTACAGGTACTTTCCTGGGCATCGAGGGCGAAGCACTGGATTGGGTAACCAACCAACACGGTACTGTTAATCCATCTGAATGGTCTGCGCAAGAAGCTCGTGATTTCATGATCGAAATCTGCCAAGACTTCCAGTACACCACTGCTTTCTTGAACTCCACTCAACTGGGTGCTAACGATGCTGCTCGTCGCGTTGCAATCGTTGAAGCTCTGCAAGCAACTATTAACAGCAACCGTAACATCCGTTCGGAACAGTTCGAATACAACCTGATTCTGTGCCCTGGTTACCACGAAGTTGTCGATGAAATGCTGGCACTGGCTGCTGACATTGCTGACGAAGCGTTTGTAATTGCTGACACTCCAATGAACATGGATCCTGAAGCTGTTGTTGCATGGGGTGTTACTACTCAGCGCAAAACTGGCCCAGGTGTTGCTTACTACTACCCACACGGCCTGGTTTCTAACCTTGACGGCATGGACGTTCTGGCTGCTTCTTCTGGTATCGCTCTGCGTACCTATGCATACAGCGACAACGTTGCTCAACTGTGGTTTGCTCCAGCTGGTACTACTCGTGGTCTAGTTCAAGGTGTATCTGCTGTTGGTTACGCTAACGGAACACTGGGTAGCGGTACTGAGTTCGAAGAACTGGCACTTGACCAAGGTCAACGTGACGATCTGTACACTTACTACTCCAACATCAACCCTATCGTGTACTTCCCAGGGCGCGGTATCCTGATTTGGGGTCAGAAGACTTCGTCTCCTGTTGCTTCAGCACGCGACCGTGTAAACGTTGAACGTCTGATTCGCTACATTAAGCGTCGTCTGCGTAAAGACACCATGGGCTTCATCTTTGAGCCGAACGACCAGATCACCCGTGACAACCTCAAGGCAGTTGTAAGCAACTTCCTGAGCGACATCCTGGCTAAACGTGGATTGTACGACTTCGCAGTTCGTTGCGATGACTCTAACAACACCCCGGATCGCATCGATCGTAACGAAATGTACTGTGATGTACTGTTGAAACCAGCCAAGGCTGCCGAATTCCTGTATATCCCAATCCGCATCGTAGCAACTGGAGCATAAGACGGCTACCTACATAAAAAGTGACTCATTTACCCTAGTGGGTCACTTTAATGTAATGGAAGCAGCTTTGTTCTCGTAAATAATAGAAATAATCCGCTGGAGTCAACAATGGCGACAATTAACGATTTTGGGATCCCAGAAGTAGGCAATGGTATCCTACACCCAAAACTGAAACACAAGTGGAGAGTGACTTTCGCGAACCTTGGTGGTGGTACTCAAACTAAACCAGTTTCGATGCAAGCTAAAACAATCACTCGTCCAAACCTGCAATTCCAAGACGTAGAGATTCACCGCTACAACTCGGTTGCTCACGTAGCTTCTAAGCACAGTTGGGAACCACTCAACTTGACGCTCGAAGACGACATCACTAACACCGCGACTAAAGTGATCCAAGATCAACTTCAGAAGCAGCAATACCTGATCGGTGCCGAAGGCCCTTGGCTAGCATCAGCTTCAACCGCATCTGACTACAAGTTCACTGTCTACCTAGACCTCATGAACGGTAACGAAGCTGTAGTTGAAAAGTGGACTTACGAAGGTTGCTTTATCGCTCAATGTGATTGGGGCGACATGGATTACTCTAACGGCGAAGCAGTTGACATTGCACTGACTATCCGTTTCGACCACGCAAGACAAGATGTAACTGGTACAGATTCCCTGGAACTTGGTACTGCATTGGGCGCGTAATACTGCTCATAAATCAAAACCCGCTTCGGCGGGTTTTCTTTTACCCATAGTATAGTAATGGAAATCAGAGAAATATCCTATGGGAATCGACATTCGTAATATGGGCTCAGACGATTCAGATGACGGTGCAGTAGATCCTTCATCTGGTCCATGGTATGCTCCAGGCGGCACAGGCCGAGGTCAACTAAACGGTTCTGGTCAGTCATCCGGTCAGACCCCTGGCGCAATACCAGTTCCTGGCTCTCCAAATTGGAATCAATTGCTGCAAAATGCTATCAACTCCATGAACAGCATGGGACAAGCCCCTATAATTGGCTTCTCTAACACTCCAAAGCTGAACGATATGTTCGCTGTAGACTTCTTGGGATTCAACTTTGGTGCTGTTAACGCCGCTGGCGCTCCAAACATTGACGTAATGGAAGACGCAGTTGTTGCAATCGGTGCAATGAAACGTAATCGAAGCTTTTGGGAACCGTTTGATATGGCACTACTGGACGATGAAGAGTCAGATGTCGTTCGAATCATCCACCGCCAAGTGGATGAACAAGTTGCTCACGGCGACATGTTTGACATGAACGTCCGCTACTATGATAGCCAGGGCAATGAGACGTCTACAATGCATCTAGTTGATTGTGAGATTATTGGTGTGGAGACAGATCCACTGAATATGGCAACTCAGCAACCGAACACGCCCCTCAAGGTAGTCGTAACGATTCAACCAAAGCTAATACGATACACGTAACTCAGAAAACCCGCTTCGGCGGGTTTTCCTTCGTCTGGAGAACCGCTCTAAATACGTAACACAAAATATGAATGTTATGGCAGACGATTACAACGCAATCTTTTCTCAACCGGACCCTCGAAAGTTTGTTGTTGTGCATTGCGACAACAAAGCACAACTAAGACGCAATCAATTAGACCAAACTAAAAGCAACGGACTTGTTAGTGGTCTCAGCAAATTAGCTGGTATCGCTGGTACAGGGGTCGTCCAAGAAGGCTTGTCCGCGATTGTGAAGACAGTTGGTGTCGGAGGCCGTGACTGGGAAAAACTTGTCGATGGTGGTGCTACAGGAATCTTGAGCACTGTTATGGGTGATCAAGCAACTAACGTCCTGAGCGGTCTCATGCAGAAGATCAACCCTGGCGCAATCAACAAAGGCATTGCACAAGCAAAGGACATCCACAATAAAGTCTCTGCACGCGACTTTAACTGGCGTGATATCCCACAATATGTGAGTGATTTCAAGAACCTGTATACAATCGGTTCTTCTATCATCGATCCTTTCCTGGCTGCCGGCGGTGGCGCTGACGTCACTCATACGATGTGTTCAGCGTCTCCATACGCAACGGATCTTATTCGACTGGGCGTAAAATTCAAGTTTCTCTTTGTGGTCGAAATCAAGTTTTACACAGAATATGCGAACCTACTAGGCATCGAACCTTCATTTGTCGTGAAAACATCTGATCGTCCATCGGTAGTGTATGAGTATGAAGACATCAACATGTACAACTTCCGTACCAAAGTCGCGAAGAAGTCTACATTCACGCCAATTTCGATGTCATTCCACGATGATGAACATAACCGTGCTATGTCCTTCTACAATGCTATGCAACGCCTCATGACCCCACTTGCAAACCATCTGACTCCTACAATGTACGAGAATTCAGGTATGGATTTCCACGATATCGGTGTCGACGCAACAGGTAAAGATGCCGGTGCTCAAGGTATTGGTACAATGGATCATGCTGCATCGATTGGTCCTCTTCTTGGATCGAACACCTCAATCATCCAATCAATCAACCTCTATCATGTGTATTTCGGGGGCGCAAAGGTCAACGAGTATAAGTTTATCAACCCTCGCATATTGTCTATGAACCTAGATGGGATGGATATGTCTGCGGGTGAAACGTCTGAATTGAAGATAGAATTTGCCTATGACAACGTTGAAATCTCTAACTACGTAAGTCCAGGTCAAGTTGTTGGTAAAGATAATGAAGATGGTGCTCAATACCCACTTGGCCGTGCAAACTGGGGCCCAGCTGGCTATCCTTCATCGTCATCGGTCCCTACCTCTGTAGCTACCTCAGGTAGTGTATCATCTGGGTTCCCTATGGCAGAAGCAATGGGTCGAGGCGAATCATTCGTCGAAGGGTTATTCACTAGCGCAGCGGGTCTAGGAAGCAGTATCGCATCGGGTGTTTCTAGTACAATTGGATCAATGGATACAAGAATGACATCTGTTGGTCAATGGATCAACTCGGATGGTGCAACTGGATCCACGCCGGTCGCTGCTCCATCGACGCCACCCTGGACTCCACCCAGTTCTGGGGCATCCGAAGCACAGATTCAAGCGACAATGGCGGCTGACCAAGCAGCTAACCCAGGCGTAGATCCGAGATTGATTGAGAGTGCTGCAAGATACCCATTATCAGATCGTTCTTCATACTGGCTACAGTACCAGAAAGACCATGGAATCGGACAATAATGGCACTAAAAGGTTTTAGACAGGGGTACTTCACCCCCAGTCATCCAGAGAAGTACATGGGGAACACAGATCAGATTATGTATCGTTCGTCTTGGGAGCTTGCGATGAACAAGTTCCTGGATAACAACCCCCATATATTGCGTTGGAGCAGTGAAGAGATCAAGATCCCATACATTAAGCCAACTGATGGGAGACAGCATATGTACTTTCCAGACTATTGGATCGAGTACGTGAACAAAGATGGTGAGATCATCCAAGAAATCGTGGAAGTGAAACCTCTTGCACAGACTTCGCCACCAACTACACGCGGGAAGAAGCAATCGACAATCTTGTACGAACAACAGACCTGGGCAATTAACGTGGAAAAGTGGCGTGCTGCAGCTGACTGGTGCAGACAACGTGGAATCACGTTCCGTGTTATCACTGAGAAGGGTTTATTTAAGACATAAAAAAGCCGCCCTAGGGCGGCTTTTTTATGTCTTAAATAAACCCTTCTCAGTGATAACACGGAACGTGATTCCA